AGTTACGTACCTATACCCGCACAAGCACGTAAGCTATCTCAAACGCTTTTAAACGGCGAGAAGACCGTCGCTGACCTACGCGGGGCTACGTACTACGAACGTATTCTGTATAGCGCCTTTGGCGTCGAACCAGCGAGCCGTAAGACCGACAGACTTGGACGCGACTTACCGACGCCTAGAACGTTTATCACGCAGAACATCACGCGTCTTGCGCCTCAAGCGCAGAAGGAACGCGATCAACTCGATCGTATTATTGCGACTGATGTTCACGGGAATATCTCGTCAAAGCCTTCAACGCTTAGAGCAGGTGTGCCTATGACGGAGTATCGCAACGAAAGCGGACAGACACTTGAATACGTTTTTAACTTACAGCTTCGTGAAACTCGTATCGGTAAACTCACAATTGAAGACAAGATAGACCGACTGATTAATAAATCCACTTGGAACAAGAAGTTCGAGAAAGGTTTCCAACAAAGCGACGGTAAATATGTCAACGAAGGACTACAGGAATTAAATCAAGAACTTAACAAATACTATAATAAAACGAGGGAAAACATGACAAAGGATAAAGATTTACTATCTCAGTTTGTAAACAGCGAGGAAGAAAGCTTGCTACAAATCATTGAAAACTTAACATTGGAAACAGACAGAAGCGGAAGACCTCTATCGCCTCTTGATGTTCTCGGAATTGAATAACTAATAAAATAACATGGCAAATACATTCGTAGATTACAACGTCTCCACGTCGACGACGAATTTCGACATCACGTTCGAATACCTCCAAGACTCTCACATAGTCGTAGAGATAGACGGCGTAGTACAAGCTACGTCCGCATACTCAATCGTAACAGGTTCTCCTCCTCAAGTTCAAATGAACTCAGCGGTTACGTCGGGCGCTGTACGAATAAGACGAGACTCAGACGCTAACTCAGACGCTCCTTATGTTGATTTTGTAAACGGTTCTGTTTTGACGGAAACTGATCTTGATAAAGCATACCGCCATAATCTTTATTTAAACGAGGAAATAGGAAATTTAAACGAGCAATCGTTACAGAAAAAAGTAGGTGACGATACAAAGTGGGACGCGCAATCACAACCGATTGTTAATATCACCGATCCAAACCTCGTACAAAGCGCTGCTACTAAAAACTATGTAGATACACAGATAAGTAATCAAATAACAGGGTCGTCTACTGAGTCGTCAGTTTATTCGTTTACAGGAAACGGATCGTCCACGGCTTTTACTTTTAGTCCTGCTATTTCTTTAGGGTCAGATACAATGTACGAAGTTGCCATAGACGGCGTTCTTCAAACACCTACGACTGCCTATGCGATAGATGCCGACGCTAACACGATTACATTTACAAGCGCCCCTCCAAGTAGTGCTTCTATTGTTGTAGTGCAACGTGGTTATGCTGTGCCTGTCGCAACGGGATCGAGTTACACACATCCCAATCACACGGGCGATGTAACAAGTGCAGGAGACGGGGCGACTACAATTGCCGACAACGCCGTTACATCGTCGAAGATTATTGACAACGCTGTTACTACTGCGAAAGTCGCCGACAACGCCGTTACTACTTCGAAGGTTTCTGATAATAACATATCTACTAATAAATTAGCGGACAACGCCGTCACGTCCGCAAAAATCGCCGCTGATGCTGTCACAAGTTCTGAGATAGCCAACAACGCAGTAACAACTAATAAGATTGCAGATGCAAATGTAACGGCAACTAAAGTCGGTTTCCCTACTGCTATCGCTCACGCTCGTTTCTTTGGTAGTGTTGGTACAGGTACGTTGGATCAGGAAATTGCTTCTAATACTGTCACTTGGGTATACGGGTTCAGTGCTATCATAAGTACAGCAACAACAGGTTTATATACTTTAACATTTAGCAGTGCTAGAGCTAGTGGTGACAGTTATACCGTAGTACTCGGCAGGGAGTTCACTTCACCATCCTCGGACTTTGTCGTGGTTAAAAATAGAACTGCTAATAGTTTCGATTTACATTGCTCACACACTACTAGTTTATCTACAGTAGGTCTTAACGTAGTAGTTATAGGATAGTAAATGACCGAATTACTTTCCCTACTATCAAGAGGCTGGAGAACTTAGTATAAAACTTTAACCCACACACTATATGGCTATCACGACTACTCACTCTCGCATGATCGGCGATTTAGACGCCGGATCAACCTACCTTTCAGGCACAATTGGAACCGCCGCTAACAACATCGTTCAACTCGATGGAACCGCAAAGCTACCCGCTGTTGATGGATCACAGTTGACGGGGATAGCGACGGGTGGAGGCGGTTTACAATCAATGCAAGTATTCACGTCAAGTGGAACTTGGACGAAAGCTTCAGGAATAACCAAAGTTAAAGTCACCGTTATAGGCGGTGGTGGAGGCGGTGGTGGAGCGTCGGGAAGCGGAAACAACCCCGAAGGAGGTTCAGGAGGCGGGGGCGGAGGAGCGTCTATAAAATTTATCGACGTATCTTCCATCTCGTCAGAAACAGTTACAATCGGCGCAGGCGGCGCGGGAGGTAACGGTAATGCCAACGGCTCAACAGGGAGTACTTCGTCGTTTGGAAGTCATTGTACGGCGTCAGGCGGTAACGGAGGAAATAAAGGGAACGGACAAAACGTTTCTCACTCCGTTGCGGGAGGCGTGGGTTCTAATGGAGATTTAAATTTAACAGGTGGAACAAGTCAATGGTCTTACACGCATTCAGCTATATCGCAAAGTATCGGATCAGCGGGAGGCGGTAGCTTTCTCGGCGGAGGCGCGGCAAGTGCCGCTTATGGAAACAACGGTAATAACGCAGTTACAAACTCAGGTGGAGGAGGTTCAGGAGGGTGCGGTGAAGGGACTTTTACGGGAGGTAACGGTGGGTCAGGCATCATTGTCGTAGAGGGATACGCATAAAATGACCGAAACAATCTCTCACTTCCTAGACACGCTTTTAGCGATCGCTATGGGCGTCTTTGGTTGGATATTTAAGAAACTGTCTGACCGCTTAGAAAAGGACGAAGACCGTCTGACTAAGATAGAGGTCGAACTAGCTTCGCAACGTGAACGTGATAACGCCGTTGAAAACCGCATGAGCGGGTTAGAAATAACGGTAAAAGAAATTAACTCAAAACTAGATCGCATGATGGAGATGCTAATGAAAAGATGAAAAGAAAAGGATTATACGCAAACATTAACCGACGCCGTAAACTCGGTATAAGTCGTCCTAAAAGTAAATCAACAGTCTCTTCGAAGGCTTACAGTAATATGAAGAAAGGCTTTCCGAAGAAGTGAAGCGTAAAGGCGTATCACTACGCAAAGAACACAAGTCCAAGAAGGGCGGCTTAACCGCAAAAGGACGGGCGTATTACAACAGTAAGACAGGCTCGAACCTCAAAGCCCCTCAACCGGGTGGAGGCGGTCGTAAGCGGTCGTTCTGTGCGCGTATGAGCGGCGTTAAAGGTCCGATGAAAGACAGTAAAGGACGACCAACTAGAAAGGCTCTGGCGTTGAGGCGTTGGAAATGCTGAACCATGCCGAAGCGAATGCAAACCCCCGTGTTCCCAATACACGCAATTCACCATAATCAAGCGCAAGTTCAACAAGCTCATTCGCGTGTAGACGCAAAAGAAGGGCGTATTAATATTTTAGAAAGCGATAAGATTTTAAAGGACGCTAAACTGTCGCAACTTGAAACTGATAAGATAGCTAAAGACGCTCAGTTATTGCAGTTAGAAAACGATAAAACGCTAAAGGACACGACTATAGCGGCGCTTACGGCTCGTATGGTCACGTTAGAAAACGGCGGTGGATCGGGTTCTGGGGATGGTAGCGGTAGTATGTCGTCTGAGACCGTCAACTGGACGAACATAAGCGAGATCAATCTAAGTGGTGAGAAGATTACCAACGGCGATTTTAGTAACGTTACAGACGGCGTTCCCACTAATTGGCTATTACGAAATGGAACCTTAGATGCCGATCAATTAGCGCTTGGACGTGTTGACGGTGTAAACAGCGCTGTAGCAATACAACAAATATTTAGTAGCCCGTTAGCTATCGGCACAACTGTCATTGTTAAAATAGAACGTTACGATACGAACACAGGTAACATAGGTTTTAGACTCGTTAAAGCAGACGGTAATATGCACGGTAATGTTGTGCAAATACCAGCTTCCCCAAGTTTCGTTGAATACACGGTTACCGATCACGCAATGGCAGGAATACGATTAGATACGCTTCACGGAACTCGTTCAATATCAAGCATTTCCGTGTTTCAAGGCGCGATCTCAGGCGGTTCAGTACAGGTATATGCCGGAGGTACGATCGAGAAGATAAGCGGATCAGCCGCATACAACGCGGGAGCGTCAAGCGTTCAAGCGATTGGAGGAAACTCCGACGGTTATGTACAATTTCAACTCTCTCAAGCGCCGATTAGAGTCGGATTAACCTACTCCGATGTAGACTTTGCGGACATTAATCCCTTTCGTTTGGTTTTAAATTACAACGGTTCAGCATGGGTGGGCGCTACTAAAGTACTTACAGCGGGTAGTGTATCGGTAGGAGACTTCTTCCGTATTCGCCATTACTCCGCAGATAACACCGTCCACTTCCAAAAGCGACAAGCTGTAGGTGATGGTCAGGACTACGTAACTTTTCACACACACCCAACATTAACCAACGGCAACGACCTATATGTGGACACCTCCTTATTCAATGTAGGATCGCGCCTTAACGACGTAACTATCGTGCGATGAACAAAAGACAAAAGCTCACCCTTAAACGTCACTCCAAGCATCACTCTAAAAAACACATGAAGTTGATGGAGACGGAGATGAAGAAGGGACGCACCTTTACACAGGCTCACAATCTCGCCTTAAAACGCATAGGAAAGTAATTATGAAAGAACGAGAACAACTAGAAAAACTACAAGTCTTATTGGCTGATGTATACAAAGAATCAATCCATGAGATGCGTGAAACAGGCGACTACAACGCGGCTCTTCTAAACGGAGCTAGGCAACTACTTAAAGACAACAATATTATATCGTTATCAACAGCAGACACGCCTCTTGGACGTCTTAACGCAGAGATATTGCCCTTTAACGACACCGCTGAAGACTTAGAAGCAATGCGTCAGTCCAAGTAAAGACCTATGAATCAACAAGTTCCAAAGGAACTACACGACTTTAGAAACTTTTTACACCTTGCTTGGCGACATCTGGGACTTCCCAATCCAACAGATTTACAACACGACATCGCAAAGTACATGCAACACGGACCAAAACGGTCAGTTGTACAGGCGTTTCGAGGGGTTGGTAAATCGTGGATATGTTCGGCTTATGTCGTTCATCAATTACTACTAGACCCAACCAAAAACATACTCGTTGTGTCGGCGTCTAAAACGCGTTCCGACGACTTCTCAACGTTTACATTACGAGTGATAAACGACATGCCCATCCTTGAAAGTCTTAAACCACGGGATGGACAACGCTTTAGTAAGATCAGTTTTGACGTCGGTCCTGCCCCTGCTTCACATGCTCCATCGGTTAAATCGCTGGGTATAACGTCGCAGTTAACAGGATCACGTGCCGATATAATCGTTGCTGATGACGTGGAAGTAGCGAACAACTCAGCGACCCAAGGAATGAGAGATAAACTATCTGAACAAGTCAAAGAGTTCGACGCCATTGTTAAACCATTAGACAGCAGTCGAATAATCTTTCTAGGAACTCCTCAATGTGAAGACACCATTTACACACGTTTAAGAGAACGGGGCTACGAAGCCCGTGTGTGGACGTCAGAGCGCGTTTTAAGCGAAGTTAATGATAAGGTCTACGAAGGGACTGTATCGCCGTTTATAACGCAAACCACGACAAAAGAGAACGCAGGAAGGACGACAGAGCCGTTACGGTTTACAGATGTTGACCTCGAAGAAAGAAAGCTCTCTTACGGAAGGTCAGGGTATGCGTTGCAGTTCATGCTCAATCCACGACTGTCAGACGCCGATAGATACCCGCTGAAGGTTAACGACATAATTGTTCAAGACCTTGATAACGATGTTGCCAATGAAAAGTACATCTGGGCGTCCGGTCCTGAACAAGTAATAAATGACATTCCAAACGTCGGATTTAACGGGGATCGTTTTCACCGACCGTTTAAAGCCGTTGGAGATATGATCGAATATACAGGATCAGTCTTGGCTATCGACCCGTCAGGAAGAGGACGAGATGAAACAGGTTATGCTGTCGTTAAAATGTTAAACGGTTTTCTATTCGTTCATCAATGCGGAGGTATACGCGGAGGGTACGGAGAAAATGTACTGAAAGAACTCGCGTTGAAAGCCGAACGTTTTAAAGTTAACGACATAATTGTCGAGTCTAACTTTGGCGACGGTATGTTTTCAGAACTCTTTAAACCCGTTTTAAACGCCGTTTATCCCGTTACGATTAATGAAGTACGACATAACATTCAGAAAGAAAAAAGAATAATCGATACGCTAGAACCCGTTCTTAACGCCCATAGATTAATCGTCGATAAAAACGTCATTAGAGACGACTACCAAAGCGTTTTATCTTACCCTATTGAACAACAAACAAGGTACGCTTTAATCTATCAATTAAGCCGTATTACCAACGATAAAGGGTCGCTTATTCAAGACGACAGATTAGACGCCCTGTCTATAGCGGTCGCTTATTGGGTCGATCAAATCGCCGCTAATGCGGACGTTAAGATGAACGACAGAAGAAACGAACTATTAGAAGAAGAATTAAATAAATTTATAGACGGCGCTTTAAGTAGTCGTTTAAAACGCGCTGAAGTCTGGTTTTAATCGTTTTTGTTTTAAACTCTATTCTTAATGTATTCCGTTTTAATCGGATCGTATCTAACGTCGTTTAAGGACGACCACTCTATAAAGAGATTTTAACGGATTTTTGAAAATGTCAATACTAAACTTTATGCTTATTACGTAAACCCATGAATATCAACGATCAAACAGATGCATTTTTATTCGAGCTTCAAAACGTCGTGAACAAGTTTCGTCTGGAATTTGACCTCAATCACGCCACTATAGTCGGTACACTTGAAATGGTTAAGATGGAATATCTAATCGATCCCAGCGGAGATGTTAACTTCGAATCAGACATCGATCTAGATGACGAAATCAACGACGAAGAAGAAGGCGATTCAACGGCGTTTTAAGGGGCGTTGAGTTGCGTTTAAGTCGCGTTT